AAAACCTACTAGAGCTAGATGAGGAGGCGAATACTCGTACTGACGAAGCGTACCAAATGCAGCTTGATAAACATCAGGCATTCCTAGATGACAAAAAGAAGCAAGAAGACAAGGCCGCAAAGGAAGAGAAAAAGCGTGCTGACGAAGAGGTCAAGCTAAACCAGAAAACAGAAAACCAAAACAGACGAACCCAAGACGCGGGGCTAGCTTCAGCTATGGCTATTAACACGGCACTTTTTGAAGATAACAAGGCTGTTAGATCTGGTTTAATCATAGCTGACACAGCAATGGCTATCTCTAGGCAGTTTGCCGACCTTCCATACCCAGCCGCTCTAGCTTCATCCGCGGCAATTGCTGCGAATGGAGTTATACAACTGGCGGCGGTTAATAGCTCATCAAAAGGCGGAGGCGGAAGCGTTTCAACCCCGTCATCAACTGGAGGCGCTACAGCTACAGAGCAAGCAAGCGTTACAGGCGAGGTTGAGGTTAACGAGTCAATTGGCAGTGGCGGCCAAACGTCAAATACATCCAATACTGTTACAATAACCGCAGAAGATGGGGACGACTTAGCTGAGGCATTCGCTAGCGTCATGAATAAAAAGATAGCTAGCGGCGAAATAACACTGGGGTAAAAAATGTATATCTCACAAAGCAATGATTTAACAATCTCGACCGTGACGGTTCCCGATGATCCAGGGGCTAACCCTCTGCAATATTTGCTCAACAGGGATTTCTCTGAAATATACCGCAGCGGAACATCATCTAATTTCTTCCGTATAGAAATGGAATTGTCAGATGTTGGTTATATCGGCATATCAGGATTAGACGTTTTCGGGAAAGTATCAGAAATTGATTTTGAATACTGGGACGGTGTAGCCTGGGTTGTAGATGCTAATTATCAAGTAACATCTGATAGAACAATAATGCATATCAACACCTCTAGTTATTCTTATGAGAAGTGGAGAATAACATTAACAAAAATACTATCCAACCAAATAGTAGGCATTTCATACTTAGCAGCAGGTAGATGTTGGATGGTTCCTAATGGTGGTGAAGAATCTGGTTATTCTCGCCCTTGGTCTGCACCAGCATTCAAGCAGAGAACGCAAAACAATCTTGGCATGCCTACAGCTACAGTTATTGAGTCAACAGGTATCAAAGGGTCTGTTAAGTTCAACAACATAACAAATATTGACATCGAGGAGGCGTGGGTTCCAATTCAGGGGTACTCGGTGATCAATGGAGTATTTATTGTTGAGGAAGAAACTAGAGGTGATAGGGCATATTATTGCTACAACTGCCAACCTTCACCAGTAAAAGCGCACGCGCAGACCAGAAGTCTTCAAAACGTATCAATGAAATTTGATTGCTGGACAGGGAACGTATTATGACAGTTGAGCATTTTGAAGTTGTATCAATTACTCTGCCATACGTTAGCGGTACTTGTACCATTCCGCAAGGCGTTAACTGGTCGCAAGGCTATCACACGCCAGTTACTTGTGTTGAGGGTGGCAATGATACATGGACATATTATTTCGGCACGCCAAAAGTACCAATCAGCGTAAACGAGTTTGAGGCTGGTCATCCAATTTACAGGCAGATTAAATCTATATCTGAAACAACGCCAACTTTAAAACTTGACGGTATGGCGAGCCGTGGAAGCTTGAATATTACCTTTACAGACTGGGAAGGCGATCCAGGGCCGGTTAATACAACCGACAGCGGAACATACCTAAGCAAATGGGATGCTAGAAACTTCCTTAGCGGTCGTGAAGTAACAATATACAGATTTGAGCGGTCAAACGGTGTAAATAACATTGTTAGCGAGTCTGTATACCTATCAGACGGCTTCAAAGTTAACTCAAGCGGTGATTACACCCTTTCGTGTAAATCGTACCTTGAGCGCACTTACAAGGACTATAACCAATTCCCAGACTCAACTGATGCTGTGCTTAGGCTTGATATAGATAATGCAACAACAGCGATACCAGTTAACGACTCGCAGTATGACTGGGCTCAACTTCCTGTTATTCGCATCGGTGACGATTTAATGACTTCTGTTTCATATGATAGCGGAACGGAAATACTAACTGTTGAGAGTAGGTCTTATGGTGTTAAAGGGGTTGGCGGAAATTCCATATCGAGAACGGTAGCTGAAGATCATGACGCTGGTGATAACATTCAGATATGTGTTGTTTCAGATGAGCAGTCAATGTCAGAGTATTTGTCCTTGTTGCTGCTTACCGGTGAGGTTCCAGCTAGTTATTTAGATGTTTTAGTTTGGCAGGCTGAGTTTGATGATTACTGGGCTGGGACTACGATCACAAATGTATGGTCTGAACCTATCGCGGTAAAGGATAGAATTAACACTCTATGTGAAGATTACATGCTAGATATCTGGGAATCAGCTTTAGTACCAGCAAAGATTAAAGTGTCTGCGGTTTCTGCTTGGAAAGAAGAAAGTCAGCAAATAGAAGTTGGTAGAGGTATTACAGAAAAAGGGTTTACCTACCAAACAAAGCCAGAATTAAGAGCTTCTAGGTCTTTTGTTAGATATGACAAGGCATTCAAAACAGAAAATGACGATGTAGGTAACTACAAAAAGGTAGCTATCAACTCAGATACAACTTACGAGACAGATGACTTTTATGGATCCAGCAAGTCAATAGAGCTTGAGCCATCGTCACTACTTAATACTAATGACGCAACACTCAGAGTTCAGCGCAACACATCAAGGTTCAGCTTGTCTCCTAGAGAATATTCGTGGGATTGTGAAGAAAAGTATTTAAACTATCTAGCTGGAGACATTGTTTCGTTTACCCACCAAGACTTACAGGACGCCGAAGGAAATAGTGAAGTAGTGCGCGCTCAGATAATGCAGGTTAAGCCTCAGTATAAATATCAAGGCGTAGGAAGAGGGTATAAGGTTAAGGCTCTTACATACTTGCAGGCCATTGCAGGCGGTGGCGGCGAGAACATAACTTATCGCAAAAACTCTACTTTATCAGAAATTGATATTCACAATGATTTTGCCGGTAGACCATCTCAAGCTGTAGACTGGACTGTTGTTTTAGATAATTGCACGGTTTTATCTGATGACACTGACAATCCATCTATAAGAAATGGAGCTTTCGCTGCTGGCTCGACTGTAACAATAATTTGCATCAACGGCACTGATTGGCAGTCTCACTCTGGTAAGGGTGGAAACGGAGCAGGGTGGGAGTATGAGCCGGAGCCAGGTATGGATCCGTGGATTCAAATACCAAAAGCTGGAATAGGGGAGGATGGTGGCGTGTGCTTTAACGCTGACGGAGTTGAAACATCAATATTCCTAGAGGGTGCAACAGGTAACGCAACATACCCAACAGCAGACGGATACATCAGGGCTTCAGGTGGCGGAGCGGGAGGGTCTGGAGGGTCATTTATTGGTGATCCTGGTAACGGTGGCGGGTCTGGAGCTGGTAACACTCCAGCTGTTGGCGGGGCGGCTGGAGTGTCAACTCAGTTTGGCAGCAGCACATACGGAGACGCGGGTAACGATGGAGACACTATTGGTAATGGTGGAACTGGAACAGGAGGCATAAATGGCGGAGGCTGGGGGCAAGCTGGCGCTAATGCTGGAGGAATTGGAGGTAAGAATGGCGGCGCAGCTGGTAGCGGCTTAATTAAATCAGGCGCAACTGTTACAATACAATTCACAGACGCAAATAGATTTATCAACGGTAACGGCGATGCGCCAGACTAAGGAATAACAAATGTCAGTTTCAATATCAGGTATATTGCTCGACCCATACGGACAGCCAGCAAGATTTGCAGAGGTTAAGTTTATAACTTGGCAGGGCGCAAATGATGTTCTAACAACCTCTAACTCTGTATTTAAAACCAGTGAGGATGGAGCTTACTCATTCTCTGTTGAGTTTGGCGTGTTTACAGTTCAGGTTAGATACAATCAAAGTAATGGTAAATTCCAGACCATTAAACAAAAAGTTATTGTTAACTCAACGACTGTAGCTAGTACGCTTGGTGAGCTATTACTATTCAATGAGCCTCTAACTCCGCCCGAAATAGCATATGTTGAGCAGTTGGTTGCAGAGGCTGAAGGTTATCGAGATGAGTCTGCGGTTTCAGCTGCGGAGTCTGAGGCCAGCGCTCAAAACTCAGCTACAAGCGCTGCAGAGTCAGCTCAGAGCGCAATTGATGCTGCTAATAGTGCGGCATTAATTGCGCCAATACCGCTAAACGGTGGTGTTTGGGCTAGCGGTCAAACTTACGATTTTTACAACCAATACATGATTTACAATGGCGAAGCTTACAGCCCATTACCTGCAACGGTTTTACCTTACACAGTAGGCGCGGTTCCTGATTTGGGGTTTGTTTATCAAATTAAGTTAAACGATCACTCATTACTTGCCAATTTAAACGCAGTAGGCGCTCACAATTCAGAATCTATAGACACCTCAGGGTATAAAATTATTTACACTGAGCAACTAGGTCTGGGGATGGATAGCGCAACCACAGCAGATAACACAGTTGCTTTCAGAGCGATAATTGACAGCCTAGAAGACGGGACGACTATTGATTTTTGTGGGCATATGTACAGGGTTTACGCTGGTGTTGCTGGTATACCTACAGCTAGCGCTACACCAGCAACAGATAATGCCGTCAGCCCTTCAGAGGTTCTATTAATTGATGGTAAGAAGCGTATAAATTTCAAGAACGGCGGCCTTTACGCAGCGAACCAGAGTCAATCTGGCGTTAAATATTACTACCCGTCAACATTGTCATTTATAAACTGTGAAGATATCAACTTCGAACAAGGTGCTGTGTTTGAAAGTAAAGGGGAAAGTTGGGGCGACTCTGACGCATCATTTCCAACGGGTGTAGACAGGCGATTGGAGTTTTTAGCTACCAACGGAGGTCACGCACTTTACTTTGGCAGATGCGATGGTATCACTGGGTCGCCTACCTGCCGTTTTTCTGGGTCTGTTGGTCCTATGTATTTTAGCTCGTGCCGAGGAATAGCTTTAGTTAACCCTTTTTCCAACTCAGCCAGTATTGGATATGCCCCGTACTCATTTGACGCTTGGGTTGGCTCTCTGGATTATCTTGGGTGGCCTGATTTTCACGGGGTAATAGCAAATCCGATAGCACACGCTGAAACGCTTTTTAGAAGGGAGGACGGAGTTAGCGCTGGCTCAAATGTATACTGCGGTAAGGGTGGTGTAATAACAGAGGACGTAGGCGTGTGGATTAACAGTACCGCCGGATATATAGCTGACCAGTGGGCAAATGGTGCAAATAAAAGGCTTGGCTATGCTTTCGGTGCGGGCGTTCATTCCGTTAACACCAACGTCGGTGCGATTGTCCGTAACTGCCAATCGGTAGCTTATGCGAACTCTTCGGCAGACGGTATCTCAACATGCGTAGTAACTGGCGTAGACGCAGTTGTTGGCTTAACTGGTATAATGTTTGGCAATCAACCGTTCGGAACACTAAAAGTTACACTGAAAGGAAAGGTGCGAGTAAATAATAGCAGAGTGTGGCCGGGAGAGGTGGAAACCCTATCTAATACAAGCTTGGTAGCATCAATGAAACCAGCATCCAACGCTGTTGCGGTTATTGACTGTGATGCTGCAGCAGATGAAAACCCACCAGCAGGAAGTCAAGGGTTAATATTTTCCTTAATAAGCAACATGGCCGAAGCTACATACGGCGGGGTAGTAATTGAGGGTGGTAATTACATTACTAACGGTTACTTAATTAGGTCTCAGGGGTGGGGAGGTGGCTCTTCTGGAAATAGAAGGGGCCTAGTTATTAGCGGTAAGGCGCAGATAACAGATATGTCTACAGCGGCCACGGATGCATATATAAACTATAGAAATAAATCACAGGCAACAGATACATTCACTTACATATATCACGATCTAGAGATGGCAGATATAAAGGTTCAAGGATTTAGAAGCCTATCAGCTGGTTACGTTATCGAAGGTGTCGCATCTGGTCTTTTAGAAAAGATACTGTTTCCAAGAAAGCTAGGTGATACTGTTTATTCCAGCTCTGCATATAGACCTAGAGAGACTTTGCGAGTAGAGTTTACAGCCGTTGTTGGTCTTTCTGGTCCCGATTCTAAAATGTCGTTTGTTATGTCTGATGGGCGCATACCTGTGGGGACAAATTGTTTTATAACTAGTGACATGGGACTGCACAAAGTAGTATTCATCTATACGCCAACGGTTGCTGGGCCTCTTCGTTGTGACCTACTACTGGAGGGTGATGTTAGAGCCCAATTCACCCCTTTATTAAGCTACACAATCTTAGGAGGTTAGTATGATATGCACTAAAACGTTAATATTGCACCCAACAAATATAGAGGCGATCACAGAGGGTGTTGATTACAAAGTTACTAAATCTGATGAAACAGGTGATTACATAACAAACAACCAAGGAGAAGATCACCACTTTAGCCAAGCGCATAAGAAAGAGTATTTCTAGCAAACAAAAGCCCCTTTAATTAGGGGTTTTAATCTAAAAGAAAAGGATTACCAATGCCAAAATTAATGCAGGTAAAGGAGGACAACGTAAACCTTACCATCCTTCTTTTTCTCCCACCTTAACACCCAGCCTTTATCGTAAATAACAAGCACGTGAGTAAATATATTCATGACACTACTTTCATCCGTCTTGATTGATGTCTCGTTTAACCACCCCTCATAAGATAGTGGTATCTCTCCAGCGCATTCGCACTCGTAGCAATATCGATAGTAGTCATCTCTTTTCATTTTTTACACTCATCTATAATTTGAGACTGCTTGTCAATAGCAATCAAAACAGAATGGAATAGCTCATCTAAATATAAAGCATCTTCCTGCTTTTCGGTTAAGTTGATATAAGGGACTACTGAGCAATTACTTACTTCTACCTTCACGATCCTTTCTGCGCTGGCGCAACCGCTCACGAGAGAGATCAACATTATCAGGCTGAGAGTGTATCTTGTTGACAGTTTCATTTAACTTTAACTCCTTTTCTTTTTTGGCAATAACATCATCTAGCTTGTCGCTATTATCTTTCAGCGCCTCGTTATCATCTTTAAGCGCATCAATCTTAGCGCCTCGATACTGAAATATAGCGAGGAACACGGCGACAACAACGCCAGCACCTGCAATTAAATAACCCTTAATCGTGCTTAGCATCTTTAGCCCCTTGCTTGTACCACTGCGCGCCCGCAACTAACACAGCGCAAGCACACATGATTTTACCTGTTAAACCTTGCTCAAGCTGCATGTCAGGTATGTAAATCATAGCCGCACCTAACACCATCGTGATTAAGTTTGCATATGTCGATAGTCGTTTTTTAATCGGTATCATCTTAACTAACCTCTAGTACAAAGCTATCTGGAACGATTTTCATAAGCTTATCAAAAGTCGCTCCGCTATTGGTCACATCTGGCGTTAAGTCGCCGTTGATGTCTTTGATGGCATCGCCAACCAAAATACATCCTTGTATCTGATAGGTGTAGTTACCCTTGTGAATGCGGATATGCGAGCGACCAACTACATTCGAAACTTCGATACATTCACCTAATGACGGGCTGAGAATTTTTTGACACCGATAAAACCCAGCAGGGATGCAACTTCTATTGCTGGTGTTATTCTGCCATGGCAATTCAAGCGTAAATGCTCGGAAGTCTATACCGTAGCTAATCGCGCCAATCGTACAGTCATCAAGGTGAAGACGCTTAATTTTAAGATTCATTTAATTTAACTCCTCAAACTTGTTAGGCGTACCGTTATCAAACGCAGCGAGCCATAACAAAGACTTTGACTGATTACACGGGTAAGGATTATCACATTTACACTTACCATCCTCGCGCGCCCTGTAACCTTCG